GTCCTGCGTCTCTTTGGACGCTTGACTGGCTTCTTACTTACGCGCTTTCGCGTTGCCATTTCTGACCCCTTTCGCTAGGGCCAATTCTAGCTGAGACTCCATTTTATCAAGGCGCGACACTATTGGAATATTCTCCAATTTAATTATGTAACGAAGGCCAGCAATCAGTAGAGCAATAGATCCCAATACTGAGGCAACTAGGGTTGCAAGCTCGGGAGCTGGCATTACTTGATTCTGCCGTAGCGCTCGTAATTAGGGTTTAGCCAGTTAATGATGCTAGGCAAGACTGATACGAGAGCTGCATTGGCAATTGCATCGACATCTAGGCCGACTGCTAGATAGGTCGCTAGTGCCGTTGCTAGGAATGTCTTTGCCCAGCTCTCTGCCATCTTCTTTAAGTCGCTCATTAGCTTCTCCTTCGAGGTTGAAATAACTGCCATCTTTGTCTCCCAAAGTTGTAAATGAAATATGGAAATGCGACCGGTGAGGATTAGCGCCGTTATATTTTCTGCGCTTCCATCCCAGTATTGGACTCATAATCTTTCCATCAAAAATAATGTAAGCAATTCGCTTATCGCCCTTCTTGGCTAACTTGCGAATCTTCTCGACTAGCGCATAAGCCTCTTCTTTATGAGCTGATAAGTCAGCATCAATATCTAAAGCTCTAACGATTCCTGACTTAGAGTCTGGTATATGGTCAGAAGTGCCTTTTGCAAGATGCCTAGCGTCAGCAATCCAGCCGTCAGACTTACGATCCCTATCAGGATAATCGTCATCGATTTGCTCCCGAAGCTGAATACCTGCTGCGCATAATTTATGCATTATGAGAAGCAACAATTTCTTGCGCGGTTTCGTAATCACTTTCAGCAATATCAATCCAGAGCACACCTTCACCATCAAGTCTAGGCGCTTGGTAATTGCCTCTCTTGTCTTTTTTAACCTCAACTCCAGCCTCAACTAATTGATCAATAAGAACAGCGCCGTCAAGGTTTTGCGGTTTAATAAATGATTTTTCCATTTAAGCTCCTAGATATGCTATTGAAAACTCGCCTGTAAAACCTGATTGTTCAATATAAATTGTTTGACTACTGCCAGAAGTTTGTCTGGCGTATATCTCAACATAATCATTTACTGCCAAATCAAGAACTGAAGTAATCATTGCGCTTGGATAAGTGGTTGATGGTGTTAAATAAGTAGTAACACTATTTGACCCATTTTTGTAAATACTCAATTGTCTTAAACCTGTAGTGTTGTTATCAAATTCTGCAATTGCTGTAACAAGGTATTTACCAGCCTTGCCACTAGGGATAGTCATTCTGCTGTTATTTGTAACATTGCTATGAAATGCATCGGTGTCATATCGTTCTACATTCCAAGCAAGAGCCGTTTGTGTATTGTTTGAAAGACTTGGATTTGTATCGCTTGTTACTTGGCAACCTACAAAAGTTGAACCGCTTGCAGGAGCAACCCATTTCAATCCTGTCGTTTCAGCAGAATCCGCAGTCAAAACTGTTCCATTAGCGCCAACAGCTAAACGGCTAAAAGTATCTGCACCTGTTCCAGCAACTAAATCACCTTTAGCGTCTATAGCAGTTGCCATAGTATTAGTTACAACTGGAATTGGCCCTGTTCCTGAAGCTACTGAAATACCAGTTCCAGCTTGAACCTCAGTAATATCACCTTGATCATTGGCAATCCAAGTGTAATCAAGGTCGGTATTTGAAGCCTTGCTTAATATCTGTCCAGTTGTCCCGCCTTTGAGATCAACTAGCGAGGTATCAATTCCATTGCCTAAAGTCCTAATGGCAGCTGCGCCATCTTTGACTAGGTCTGTATCAGCTGGGGTTGTCCAGCCAAAGTTTGATGTTGTCGGCATTAACTAATCACTCCAATCGCGTCTTGCCATTCTAAGGTATTGAGCACACTATTCCAGCTTTCTGCTGCATTGACCTGAGCCCATTGTTGGGCAAAGGCCGAGAACTCTGTTGGGGTAGCCAAGAAGGTAATTGATAGGCCCGAAACTGAGGCATTGAAAGTCCAGCCTTCGACAAAGCCAGTAAATTCGCCACCAAGGATATTAAGGGGTAGGTTGGTAATTCTGACTGGCTGGCCCATAAATATATTTAATAGGGCGTCTCTATCGGCGTTGTCGATTTCAGGTGATTGAAGGGGAAAGGTAATCGATTGGAAGGTATCTCTAGGGTAGGCCCGAAGCTGGATTAGGCGATCTGCTACATCCTCGACATCGGCCGCGTTCTTTAGGTAACTATTAAATTGCTCGGCAAATAGGCCAAAGCTTGCCTGCGAAGTTGTGTCCTGAGCAGTATAAGAGCTATTAAAATTGTTGCCGTAGTCCATAATAATTTTATTTGCTAAATCGCCTTGACGCTGAATTACGCCGATGCCAGAGGCGATGGCGTGAGAAGCATCTAAATCTGTATAGCCATTGGCAATTAGGTAATCTTGACGATGGCTTGCGTCTGCGTATCCAATAAGACCATTAGCATCTTCATATAGATAACCCAGAGCTGAATTAGCGATTGAGTTGGCTATTGGGCCGATTATGCTATCTGTGATTTGGCGGCTGACCATTGTATATTCGCCAGCATCAATTTCACCCAGTCCGATATTCTGAGCTTGAGCCCAAGTTTCCGTTGCATCATAAGTTGCCCAAGTTTCTGCTGATGGGACTTCATTCCAAGAATTAAGAAGCAAATCATCTAGCAAGTCGGTAATTTGAGCCCCGTCTAAACCTTCAGCCAAATTGCCATCAAAGATAGCTCTTTGCAATTTTGAAAGCGCTCCAATAGCGGTGATGCGAAGGCTGGTAATTACTGCACTAGATCCAGCGCTTCTTACTATTTGGCGTAAATCTGAAACTCTACCGCCAAAGAGAGCTACATAATTTCCGCTAGTTTCTTTAATCTCAACTGTAACTGCGGTATTAATTGTAAATGAGTAATTAGTGCCATCGGTATTTATAACTTCAAGCGAGCAATACCCAGCAGGAGTTGGAGAGTTAATATCTTGACGGCCAGAGGTAATAGTTAAATTGCTAAGAGTAACCGAAGTTAGCTCTGTGCCATTGACTTTAATTCGCCAATCGGGAGTCCAAAGGGTCATAAGATTTGAGCCGAAGTCCTTAGATCGCCAGCGCCAGTAGTTCCTCGATTAGTAGAATTGTTAAGCGCCAAGATAACTGCTCTGGTAAATCCTTCTTCATCAATAGCGGATGGAGCATTTACATTGATTACGACATTGCCGCGCTCTTCGCCTGCTCTAACGGCTGCTACATTAAAATTGCTAGGTATTGCATTACCGGTCGGAACTATCGTTGATGGAGCACTAGGAGTTGATGCTGAAGGGGCGGTCGGAGTTGCTGAAGGTCTAGGTGCTGCTGGAACGCTTGGACTTGGAGCACTGGCTACCTTTGGAAGGCTTGAACTGCTAGGTGTGCTAGGAGCTGAGAAAGATGGCTTGGAAATTGTTGCAACATTTGGCAGCAGAGGAACGGCATTATAAGCGCGAATAAGGACATTGATTGCATCAATAGCAAAATTGACTGCGCTCTTAATTCCATTGACTACGAAGCCGATAACATCTAAAACCCCACCTGCGACCTTGCCAATAAAACTAAGTGCTGCGCCAAGGTTATTGATCAGAACTGGGACTACGAAATCCTTAATAAAGTTATAAAGCGTAGTTAAAGAATCCTTATTGCGAGCAATTGCATCGGTAACTGGCTTAAGTGCTGCATCCTTAAATTCGATAAACTTCGGGATGACTGTATTAATAAAATAATCTAAAAGCCTTTGCAGAGTAGGAAGTAAAGCAGCTCCTACTGATTCCTTGGCTTCATCAAAGCCCACCCTTAGTCTTTGAATTTGACCCTCGAAGGTGTTGGCTTGAACTGTTGCAGCGCCACCAAAAGTATTTGCTAATTGCTTTACTGTGCCTTCTAATCCTAGGGTCTTTATCTCGGCAGCTGATAAACCAACACCTAGACGCGTTAAAGAGCTTGTATTGCCTTCATAGGCCTTACCTAACGCATTTGATACTGCCTCAACGCTCTTTCCAGTAGCAGCTGAAATGTCTAGGGCTAAGTTTAATAAATCTTGCGATTCAGTTACTGATCCTGTGGCAGTTGCTAGGCGCTGAAGGGCTGGACGCAATTCATCATCCGCAACGCCAGTAGCCAAAGAGGTCTTAAGTATCTGCTCTTCAACTGCTGAAATCTGGGCTTGAGTTGCGCCAGTAACATTCTTAAGAGCATTGGCTAAACGAAGTTGAGCAGCCTCATCTTCAATTGCTGCCTTTACGCCATCAACGGCTAACTTAACTGCATAGGCGGCTGCTGCTGCCGCTGCTGCTGCAAAGGCGGCTGCTGCGACTTTGCCAAATTTCTCTAACTTACCGCCAAAGCCTTCAACCTCTTTGGAGCCAGTATCAAGCTTCTTTTTTAAATCATCGACATCAGCAAGAATCGAAAGTTTAAGTGTTCTGCTGCCAGCCATTACTTATCCCACTCTTTCAATATCTTGGAAAATGCTTCTTGCCATTTCTTAATTAATTCAGGCTGAATCTTACGAAGGGTTGGGTAGATAAAGTAGCCAGCGTTTCCGCGACCTTTGCTCGGTGTTCTTCTTGGGAACTGACGATAGCGATTAGATCCAAATTCATAACCTGCCCAGAGTTTTTGTGTGCTACCGCCACCAGAAAAGCGCTGACTTGCAAAGCCGTAAGAGAATTCGCCGATTTTGGAGCTAGCCGAAACTTTGACGCCTGTGGTGATTCGGCGGACTGCTTCTTGGCCAAAGGTTCTAGTAAGTCCATAGGCTTTGATTTCGTTTGCTGCGTAAGTAGCCAACGCGCTAGATTCTCGTTTAGCTTGGCTAACGGCTTCGTCATCCATCGCTTTAAAAGCAGTAATGATGGAGCGGAGCTCGCGTTTGTCGTAACTGATTGGTAACTCATCTGCCACCGCTACGCTCCTTTAATATCTCTATCGCCGTTAGAACTTGGTCGATGTCTGTCCAGTAAGTCATCGGTATGCCAGTTGCTATCGCTATTTCGACTATTAG